CTTTCACGGTAAGGGACACATTTTCATTGACTTCATCAAATGACTGAATCAGCTGCAACTTTCTGTTTCTACAACCACAACGAACGTCTGGAGGTTCTGCACGCTTTGACTTGTTATCGCAGGAAACTTCAAACAGAGCAAGAGATGCCACTCAATGTGAGAGCAACAGTTCTCGATCAAATCATTGATGACTTTCAATCATTCACTCTTCAAAACTAATGCCAACTGAATCCACAATCATCTTAGCCGTTGTTGGAATGCTTGGCTTATTTGCTACAGCAACAGTCTGGCAACGCGCTAATCGTATCACCTTTCGTTACTACAACAAATGAGCATTCGTCAAACCATCACTCACGAATTCTACATGGACGTAATGAACGTCATGTATTTTGACTATGACAAGTCTATATATGTAAACGATTCTGAAGACAACTCAGTACAAATTCACGGTGTAGAACCAGAGCATTTCATTCTAACACTTCGCAACATTTTGTGTTGCAATGATGCACTAGATATCAGTGCACTGAAAGAGCATCAAAAGAATACATTGTTTGAAATTTATGCAGCTATCAACAGAGCGCGTGAAAATGGAGAATTAGGTGCATGTGGCACATCAACTAAATCAGTCATGAAAGGAGAATAACCAATGACACCAGCATTCATTCACTACATCAAATCAAAGCATGGACGCAACCAGCGAATCGCCAAACAATACGAACACAGAAAAACTGTCCGCTAAAAGTGTTGATGACCATTACTTCATAATCAACGCCATCAGCTGTTGGTTGTATCACTTTCCAGACCACAAATGGACACCTATCTATCGCGAATTGTCTAAACGCAAATCATTTAACACCGAGGAACCGAAAGTTGTCACACCACGCAGAGCAAGAAGGAGGAAACCAAAGGTATAACTTAAATTCACACTCGTTGCGTGAATATCAAGTAATCCTGTCAAGTGGCGAGCAGATATACATCCTCGCCGCCAATTCCATGGACGCAGCATATTCAGCGTTGGAATTGTCCGAAGACAGAAACTGTAAACTTATCAATGTTAGTTTGTTAGATGAATGGTAAACGTAAAAAGTATTTCCCAAACAATTGGAAACGCTTCAAAGAAGCCCCGGATGAATTATACGAGCCGCATCTTTTCATTGACCTAATGGATTGGAAGATTTCTGGTTGGGAGTTACCACCAGATGTCTGTTGCATCATCCGGGCCACACATCTCAAGACCAAAAAAGTCAAAGAGTTCGTCTACAAACGACAAGCGGCAGCAGACCGCAAGTTAGTCGAATTCTGTAAGGCAAAAACACACGACCTCTGTATCACCACCCATGACGCGCAGCATTACATTGGACCCAACCCAGAAAATCATGACGAGGGGGACATTTAACTTTCTTTGCGACACACTGCAAGAGGAAATCATGCAACATCCACACAAGGATGAGTTGATGCAATTGATACATGAGCAGATGTGCGATGACGTTATGTAGCGTGGTGCACGTTTTCTGTATTGACGTGTATACCGTGATAATGATTCTCAGGGGTCATCATGAAACGCATCTCTTTCAATATGGGTGATGACTACGCTCAACTGCTCAAAAGCGTTTGTGCACTCAAGGGCATAAATCAAAATGAGTGGATATACATGTGTGTTGCTGAACATTTCACCAAACTTGCATTTGAAGATCAGCAAGTACAGCAACTTGTACTGAGTGGCACGTATCCACCTGGAAGCAAAGCATATTCTCTCAAGGAATCAATTCTCGAATCACTCAACCAATGAACATTGCCTCCTTCGGGGATTTCTACTTCGGTATCGATAAGGAATCTTTTACTGATGTGTCTATCCACTTGTGGAGATTTCGTGTAGAATATGGAGGCCCGCGACCTTCAACCCATGGACCCAGCACGGGGTCTAGTCACAGACGACGACGCTTTAATCGTCTTCAAAGCGATTGAGCTTGTTAGGGACCTTGCTAGTGACGGCAACATGCCGTTGCAAGCACTCCAATGCTTTTTATACGTCTGCTCTCATGACAAGTGTCATAAGTCACGTATGGAGCAGGACATGGGATTGAGCACAGCATCAGGTAGTCGGAACACTGACTACTTATGTGCTCAAAACAGATTCAAGGCCGCAGGTCTCAACCTAATCACAAAGGAGGTAGACCCACTCAACAAACGTAGAACAATTCTACGACTGACGCCGTTAGGTGTTCGCGTAAAAAACGACCTAATGAATGAATTAAATGGACTTCACAATCATACCAGTGACGGAGTATGAAAAACCTAAAAAGATCACTAGATGGTCTGAAGGTTTTTATCACACGTTGCAAACTCTCGATACTTGGAGAGAATCTGAAACGGTAACAACATCAGAAACTTCTACAAGTTAGAAAAGTTTTGGCAAGATCCGCCACTCACAGCTATTGACCACGACCTAGTTGCAAACACGCTTAAAAAAATGCGTGAAGCAACTGGTAATTCCCACAGTACACTTAATCGTGCTGTTTCTACAATCAAAAAGGTATTACACCTTTGTGCTCGCAGTGGTTACCTAACCCATGTTCCTGTTATCGACAAATTTAAAGTTGAGAAAGGAAGAGGAACACCACATTGGACAAAGTCCCAAGTTGAAAGACTAATCCAGTTAGCTCGTGAACGTGATGATGCAGCATTAGCACAAGCTATTGAAACATCAGCATATTCAGGTTTGCGTAAATCTGAACTCATCAGATTAAAAGTATGGGATGTTGACTTTCA